CTTGCGACCATCACGCTTAATAACATTGATTGGCATTTTATCTCTCTTTCAAATTTTTAATGTTTTGTAGTTTACGCTGTTTATGAGTTCTGCCGCAGTCGGGACAGTGAGGTTATTTACAACTTCACCCAAAGAGTAATTCAGCGTATATAATCCGTTTTCGCATCTGACTAAATTAAGGTATTCATGATTTTCTCTATCTTTATAAACTTCAATAGTCATTGTATCACGAAACGGATAAGAAGTATAATATAAAGTGTAAAACATTCCCAATGCACGAGCCAAATCACAGTAATTTCCCTCACTTACAAGGGTCCATGGATCAGGCCAGTGACGTGAATCATCATATTCTAAGTAATTTGGAATGATTGGGCATTTAGCCCAATCACGTGCTACGGTTTGCAAATGGTCGCTTGCAATACTGCGACGATATGAACGCCATTCTAAAATTTTATTATCAGGGCGTCCAGTAAACCAATTATAACATTTCGAAGTATTTGATAGCAAAGTTGATAAGCCCTGTTCCATTTGCGTCAGTAGTATATGTCAAATCGGTTCCATTAAACCCAAATGTTACACCTACGTCACCACTTTGTGTGCTATCATCATCTATACTATATAATCCGCCTGTTGTCAAGGTAAATTTAGCATTTCCACTGCGAACATTGTTGTTTCTTACAATACTATATTGGAATTCAAATCCAAATGTAATTTTACCAATAGAATTTAAGTTAGTAAGCAGAACTGCCGTGGTATTGTTTGCAAGAGCAAGAGTATCACCCATTAAAGTATTAAAGGTGCCTAATCTTAAACCATACGTGTAATTCCAATCAACAGTTAATGCAGTTTTACTTACATACGTATATGTATCCGCTGCCGTATCACCACGATCAAAGCTGTCACCAACGCTTGCGCAGCCATTTGCAGTGTTGTCAAAGTAAACAATCACATAAAATGGGTTTGCCACACCAGTGCTCTTGTTTCCAACATCTTTATAATAGTTTGCGGCACTTAAGAAATTTGTAGAATTAGTAATCCAACAGCCACTATTGTAAACTTGGTCCATTACACTATTGGAAATTGTTACACCTATGCTACTAGTTCCAACAAAATAAAGTCCATGATAAAGATTAAAAAATGAGCAACTATCAATAAGCGTATTACTCAAATACTGACTTGCTGGCACATAAACACCTACATGATATCCACTAAACAAACAATGAGTTATGTTTATATCATCGGAATAACTTAAACTTCTACCAAGAAATTTAACGCCAGCAGTAGTTGAACCATTTATTGGATCAGTTAATATTGAAACGGTACTTGTATTTGGACCAATAAATCTGATATTATTAAGACTAATACTTGATGCATTGTCTATTACCACACCATCGTTTAGGCTACTCAATGCCATATCTGAAATAACAATATCAGTTGGCAATGCTGCGCCATTTAATCCAGCCAAGTTACTAGTTTGTTGTAGGTTATCAGCAGTATACATAACCCAAGTAATATATGGATAAATGTATGGGTTTGCTGTTTGTGTAATTTGAGTATTATAACTTCCTTCACCATGAAGTCTTGCATGACTTGGAACATTGATACTGCCATTGACAATATAATTACCAGCAGGAAACCAAAGAATTTTTTTTGCTGCCAATGAACTTGTGCGGCAATATAGTTCATACATTGCACGGTTAATAGCTTCGGTATCATCAGTAACACCATCACCCTTTGCACCAAAATCTTTTACGCTTACAAAATCATCAAGTTTCTTTTGAATTGAACGCTGTGTTGTTGTTCCACCATAACTATAACTTTGTGTTGACCAAGTTGTAGCATTAGTACTTGTAGATATATGTCCTTGATCTCCAATAGAATAATATACACTATTCAAGTATGAAACGTTGCGATTTGTATATGTCAACGATGTGCTAGATTTCTTCCAATACTTAAATTGATTGGTACTAGTATAAAGATAACCATATTGTCCACCAATAACATTGGTAGTTGCATTAGTTGCAACATCATATAAATCTGGTTGTAACACGTTAGAACCAAAATATTCACTTATTGCGGTATAGGTTGCTGCATCTTGACTTCTAAGATAGGTTAAACTATTGTTGCCGACAACAAAGAAATAAGTGCTAACAAAAGTAATACCTGTGAAATCACTATAGGTTTTTGTAGTTTTTGTAAACCAACTTGTTCCATTACTACTTGTGGCAACAATACCATGATCACCAACTATCAACCATATACTTGTACTACTACCACCAGGTGGTGTGAATGTCAAGTACATAATATTATTAAGGTCACTTAATGCTACAGTGGTGCCAGTTGGATCAGTGGCACTATTGGCAATTGCGCTGCTCCATGCAATACCATTAGCACTGCTAATACCAATGCCACCAGTTCCAACAGCAATTGCTTTATATGTTCCGCCACCCAAATCAGCAACTGCAACATCACGAAGTTCTACGCTTGTTCCACTACTTCGAGTTGTCCACGCTGTAGCATTTGGACTAGTAATTACAGTACCACTTGCTCCAACCGCAATCCATGTTGTTGTACTAAGTTTTGTAATGGCAAGTAGATTGTTTGACGTACCGCTAGTTTGAGATGTGAATGTTGTGCCAGTTGTACTTGTTAATACAACACCAGCATTGCCAACAACAACCCATGTTGTTCCATCAAACCAAACACCATTTAATCCGGTAGTTACACCACTAGTACGTAGTGTCCAAGTAGTTCCTGTTCCACTGGTATAGATTCCACCACTGGCGGTCAGTGCGGTAAACAACCCAGCACCATTATGATAAATGTAGGTAAAATTTTCAATACCACTTGCAATAGTGGCAATATAATTTAATGAGCCATCAGTGTTTTTATAAACATCACCCCAACTTGTCAGCGCATAACTATTTGTTCCATCATTGGTTACACTCACAAATGCATCAATTAAACTACGAGTCCATGTTGTTCCATCAGTACTAGCATAAACTTTATTATAAGCAGTTGTTGCTAAAAACGAACTTCCGCTAGTATCGGTTACATAACGAAGTCCAAGTATGTCATAATAACCAACTGTAGTATTACTCCAAGTAATAGCATCTGCACTGGTTAAAACAGTTCCGCTTTTTCCGCCTACTACAAATTTTGAATTACCATAGGCAATTGCATTGAGGCTAACAGAAACACCACTTGTTTGAAGAGTCCAAGTAATACCATTGTTACTTGTATAAATTTCACCAAGTAATGTTACAAGAACAAATTTGCTTGATGCATAGATGACTGCGTTAATATTAGTATAAGAAACTGCGCCACTTGCTTGCCACACTGTTCCATTAGTACTATAAATTACTGTTCCATTGGCACCAACAGCAACAAATGTTCCGCCCCCATATGTAATATCAAGTAAGTTATTGTTTGTTCCACTTACAGTTGCAGTCCAAGTTGTGCCGTTTGTACTAGTAAGGATGTTTCCATTACTTCCAACAACTACATACAGTGAACCATTGTACGCAATACCATTAAATTGTGCCTTAGCATTACCAGTTTGCGGATTATAACCAGCATCACTATTTTTATAATTATAAAGATTTGCTAAGTTAAGAATATCACTGTATTCTGTTAAGATTTCAGTATTACCAGATTCTGGTGCACCATCGGTGACAAGACCGTTACCAACGAATAATTGGCGTGTATCTACACTATAACCAAGTTCTGCTTTGCTTAACTGAGGTAGATTTTCATATAAACCACTACGATGCTGGATTCTTGAAATCTGGACAATTGACATACGTATATCTCACTTTAGAGATATTTATGGTTTATCCGCATAGAACTCCCAAACTCTGTCCCACCAAATTTGTGTCCATTGGTCAAATTCTTCGCCGTTGATGATCCAACGCTGTGGTTCACAATCTTTAGAACACATAAGGATTACAATTTGTGAAATATTGGTATCAAATAACTTATTATGTGCAGCAGCATATGCGGCACCTTGGATAAAGTAATCCGAAATCCATTCAGTTTTCTTTGGTTTATTTGTTTGTTTGTAATCTATGATAGATGGTTTGCCATTATAAACACCAACAAGGTCAGTGGTGCCAGCATATAGCTGCGGATAATAAAGAGCAGTTTCCATACCCCAATATTCTTGCAACTGTCCTTTAAGATATTCATCGACAATAACTGTTGCCATTTTAGCAGCTTCGGCATGAACCATATTACCACCTGTTTTAAGATCACCAAACTCAAGCCAGTTTTCTAACTGCTTATGCATAGATGTTCCACGACCAGCAGCCTCTGTAGTAATAGCCTGTGCTTTCGCTACACCTACACGTTGTCGCCATTCATGCAGTGCTTGAACTTTTTCCTTTGGCTTAGTCTTGTCAAGGATTGTGGTTACACTCGCAACAATATCGCCATCAGGAGTTTGATACCTGCGACCCTCATCTGTTTCTTTGCGTGTTATTTTCTTATAATCGTATTGTGGATTATGTGTTACCAGGATATTTGCCAATAGATATGCTGCCCGTCTGTTGATTTACGAGATACAGTATATCCTAGTTTTGACAGTATGTCAATAACAGATTGCATTTGTCCACTTGCTAAATTGTTTGCTGTTGTTGTTTGCCAACTTGCATAGTAATTGGCATCAAGTGTCATTGGTGTACCAACAATTAGGTTTCCATTAACAATAGTATGAGTATTGCCATATATTGAAACACTTGTGGTACCAGTAGCAACTGCCTGAATAATATTAAGATTTATTAACGTGCTTTCAACTTCTGTTGTTGCGCTTGTAATACTTTGGGTTCTGGCATTGGTTGCTGTAAACATTCTTTACTCCACGTAATATTTATTTCTTTTTACGACGACCAGCACAGTGAGCCTTTTGGCTAAATCCTTTAGGATGAGAGCAATCTATACTGCGCTTATATTTTCTGCTCCACTTTTCAGTCAGTTCCGCTTCTTTTACAATCTTTTTGCTATTTTTTACTTTGAATGTTTTACCACCAACCGTAAACTCTGATAGTCCTTTGGCACGTGCTTTGGCAAGTGCGCCTGTAAATTGGTTTCCTTCATCCAAACTTAATTCTTTATCTACTTCTTTAACTTCGGCATCATATAGTTTCTGAATTAAACCAGCATTACGTAACAATTTAAATGCTAAGTTTTCTACACCAAATTCACCGTTCTTTTCTAAACCAGCTTGGCGCATATCTTTAATACGTTTCTTAAGTCTAGCGATAGTTTGTGGATCACCGCTATCTAATGCTTGCTTAATTTCTTCACCAAGATGCTCAAACTTATCTTCAATGTTTGTAACATCAGGTTTAACAGTTATCTTCTTTGGAAACTTGACCCAATCATTGTTGTACACACTATAAACGCCATTGCTTATATGCGTATCTTCGCTGCCTTGAACATATACTTCAACTGCATGTCCCATGATTTCAATATCATGTTGGTCATTGAATATTACTTTTTTGGCTTGGAATAAATCTTTTAAATTAACCTTGCATGGTCCGTTACTATTGGCAATAAGATGAAGGTCAATATCACTTTTATCATTGTAGTTAAATGAAGCATTACTGCCACTGATAGTAATATCAGTTAACTCTAAATCTTCTACATTTATAAAGTCAACAAATGCTTTTGCAATCTTGAATAGCGCAAGACGAACTTGCGGCTTTAAACGATTACCTTCCCATAAATCAGGGTTAAGTTTATCGTGAAAGTTGGTTAATTGTTCAAGATCACCAATGCGCATTAAGTATTTAGATTAAAACTTACTTGCTTTGCTAGCCATATTATCTACGGTAGAGGATTGCTTTTCAGCCTCTGCCTCGTCTGGCTCTTTGTCTGCTACACTTTCTTTGCCTAGCACAATATGCTCTTTATTATAATCGCTAATCATATCACGTAAATTAGGATTGCTGTTTATTAATTCATCAAGAGCATCGTAACTAAAACTATAACCAGCATTATTCATTAACTTTGCAATATTTGCAATTGGAACCTGAACACCTGGTTTAGTTTTACTCTCCAGATATTGTAAAATAGTCATCAGTGTGCCTGCTTGACTTTTCATAAAATCTGGAGCAACCTCTAAAAGTTTCATATTATGCTCGTAGACCACGACCTAATTCAGCAGGTCCGCCTGTTGCAGCATCAGAAGCATTTAAATCACTTTCGCCATCACGTGGAGGCATTGGTGCTTCGTCACCACCAAGTGGTGCATTCATATCAGGAGCAGCACCCAAATCATCGCCGCCCATAGCACCAGGAGCACCCATGTCACTACCGCCCATGTCATACACGCCACGGCTAGCGTTATCTAGTGCATCACGTGCTGTATTTGCTGAGTCAAGAAGTGATGAAAGTGTAGCTTTTGTAGCTTCATTAAACTGATTAGCCTGATCCATACCAATCTGGTCTTTCATTGCACTTACAAGTGCTGGTAGTTGCTCATTTTGCATCTTGCTGATTTTTTCAACAATATCTTGAACAGTATCAGCAAGGTCACGAGCAGCCATAGTAACACGTGCTTGTTCAATTTCACCTTCGGTTAGGGCTGGCGGTAACTCAATGCTTTCATTCTTTGCCATCTTTGTAGCAGTAGCATACATAACTTCTTCGCCACGTTTTCCATAACGCTTTTCAAAGTCACCTTTCTTGCCTTTCATAGCCTTAACAAGACGTTCACGATTGTTCATCTCAGAAGGTGAAAGTTCACGCTCGTTAAGAGCAACTGAGCAATATGCATTGATTGCTCTCATCTTTTCTGCGATAATTTTACGACCGTGTGCCATTTCATTCTTCCATGTTTCTAGGACTTTGCTAACCATTACTGCTTCCATGTATTCTGGATTGCGCTCTGCATAGTGAGCCTGTGGTGATTTTTTAATTCTACTAATTTTATTTTGCAATGTGTTCATCATTGCACTAGCATCACTCTCAGTGACTTTTTGCAAATCTAATTGCCATTTGTAAACCTTATTTAACTGTTGGTTAAGTTCGGTTGCTGATAGATTGTTAAATTCTTTAATAAACATAATGATGCCCTTGCATTTACTAGTATTTATTGCAGAGCGACACTTTTCTCTAATTGTCGCAGTTGATCATCTATAATAATGAGTTCGCTTTCTACACGAGATAGTCGATGTTCATATACCATGTTGTCATTGTTTTTTAAACGAATAGTATAAAACTGCTTATCTTCAAGATAAATGTCAAGTTGCTTATCTAATCCATATATCTTGCTGCTATCGCTATATTTCTTCTTACTGACTAATGCAGCAAATAAAATAGCAGTGCGACGTTGATTGAATTCACTTATTTCGCTATTTTCTTTGACAACACTATATCGGTTGCCATCCATTTTAACAAGGATATCGTTAACCTTGTATCCGTTTACCACAGATTTTACAATAACTGCCCCCATAACAGGCAATTGATTGTATTGATCCGTGATAAAATCTTTTACTTTTCCAAATGTTGCTGATTGTTTGCTCATTGAATTAATATATCACAACAGCAACAGCGTGTCAATTAAGTATGTGTTTTTGCAACATACAATATTAAGCCCAATAGGGCTGTTAGTAGTGAGCCAATAATGCCAATTCCTAAGCCAACGAGTTTTTTATAAGCCAAAGTTTCTTTTTCAATTAACATGTTTTTAATTTCGTTGACAATGGTTTCGACCTTTGCAAGTCTTAATTCCATAGTGTCCATTTTAGTATCCATTTGTTCATAACGCTCTGCACAGATATCGACATGCGCTTCTAAACTGGTTCGCTCTATTTCATATGGTTTCTTTGCCATAACAACTCCATGCAGTAGCAAATACTATTTATTATGACAGTTATAATAATAAAAACACTATATTTTGATTATCGCCATATAAATCAGTACAATTAATTGGAAAGTTTGCGCTTTCTTCTAACAGGGTTATCATTGGTATTTGATGTACTATATTAGATAACTTATCCATATCAAGTTCTGCGTCTTGTAATTCAAAATCAAATATCCATACATTATGTTGCCCAACATAATTTTTACCAAAACCTAAACCGTTTATATCTCTGAATATCTGCGTTGGATAAGAATCTACAGTAAATTTACTGTATAAACTAAGTGCCTGCAACAAGCAGTGCCAATTTCTAAGTTGATCTGGAGTATGCTTGCCACTACTACTGCGACTTATATCAAAAAGAGATAAACAACGAATCATATTTTTACTTATTGCGTATTATTTTAGGCAAAGAAAAAGGGCGGTTGCCCGCCCTTGAACTTTGTAATATATCTAGGATATATTAAGTGTA